GATGGCGGTCGTTTCAGCCACCTGGCCGGCTTCGATGACTTTTTCAATCAACTCTTGCGCCGAGGTCATCGCCTTCGTCGTGGTTTCAATCAGTGCCTTCGTGGCCTCTTCGCTGGCTTCGAGGGCTTCGATGTTGGTATCCGCTGCGGCCTTAAGTGCCGTATCCCACTGCGCGGTAAGCGCAATCAAGGCTTCGAGCTTTTGGGAAATGGAGGCGCTTTCGCTTTGAGTAAGGGTAGCCATGCGCGATCAGAGAATCCTGCTGAGTTTAGTAGCGGCATCCGCTACGCCGGTCATGCCCTTCTCAAAGCCGGACAGATCAGTTTGCGCGATCTTGGTACTGAGGCTGTGAACTTCTCCGAGCGTGGATTTAGTCGCTCGAACGGCGGCCTCGGCATTTACCCAGGAACGGGCCACTTTATCGCCGGCCTGTTCGGCGTTCGCATCGGCCTGAATACTCTTCACCTTGGCGTCGTTGATCTGACGCAACACATCCGCCTGCCGATCCAGGAGCGCCACCAGGTCGCGGTTGCCCAGCAACTCCGCTTCGCGCCGGCGCAGCTCAATCGCCGCTAAACGCTCCTGATAATCGAGTTCCTGCCGCAGCAGTTCCGCTTTCTGATCCTGCCCCTGCGCTTCGAGCAATTCAGCATTCAGTTCCTGGAGTTCGTTGCGCGCATCCTGCGTTTCATGCTGCATTTCCCGGAGTTTTTGATTGGCGGCTTCAATCGCTGACTGCAACCGAGACAGGTCTTGCTCATTGAGTAAGCCAAATTCCCTGCCGGTATCGCCAACCACTTCTCCCATGCGGAGTTGTGCAGCGGACGCGGCCTGAGTGCCATCCGCGATGCCTTCGTACTTCGCAATCAACGCCTCGGCGGTACTCTTCTGGCCCTCGAATTCCTGTTTGACTTGCCGGGTGGCTCCGGCCAGCAACCCCATCCAATCCGCCATATCCAGAATAGCCGTATTCGAGAACTGGCGCTGCAACTCCTGGAAGCGTTCGGTGAGCGCCTCAGTATCGCCGCCCAGGGCACGAATGGCGGCGATCTCTTTGTTCATGATATCGGTTACGGCTTCGCCTGCCGCTTTACGCTGGGCATTCGCTTCAGCGGCAGCCTTGGTGGCCTTGGCGGCTTCTTGTTCTGCAGCAGCTTTCTCACGAGCGGCTTCGGCAGCAGCGATCTGTACATCGGATGCCTGTTGGATGGCTGCAACCTGGGCGCGAGCGGCTACGACACTTGCTTCTGTCGTCTTAATATCGATCTGTTTGGAGGTGATTCCATCTTTTAAATTCTGAATGTATTCCTTTTCTTCTAGCGTCAACAATCCATCAGTAATGGCTTTTTGTTCGGCGATGCTGAGTTGTTCCTTTAAGACAACCAATTCAGCACGACGGGCCGCAAGACGATCTTGTGCTTGTGAGATTTCCTGTTCAGCCGCACGAACCTGTAAGCGAGTTGCTTCTGCTTCATTTCCACGCGCTTTTGCCAACTCTGAAGCTGCATCAATGGCAGCAATATCGGATGTACGGCTCTGATCCTGAAGCTGGTTTTTGCGTTCGAGTTGTGTGAAGTTTGTACTTAATTGTTTTTCGTATAAATTAAGCACTTCGTTATACTTCAGTTGTGCATCCGTTACTCCTTCATTGCTGGCTTTGGCTTCATCCAGTTTTTGCTTGTACTGTTCTACAGTGACCGCCGTTATGGCGCGTTCTTCCCGATAGCCTTTGGCGGCATTACGGGCGGCATCTTCGGCTATAACCAACTCATTCAGTTTAGCCGCTAATTCACTGATGGGCGCACCATAAGTGCGCATTTTTTCATATTCAATGCGAAGTTCTGTAGCTTTACGAGCCGCTGCTTCGGCGCTGATTCCTTGCTGTTCGATTTGATCCTGAATGATTCTGAAAGAAGGGTCTTTAGCAATAGCTGTAATGCGGGTACTAAGAAGTTTGGTGAATTCATCAAATACGGTTTCTGTCAGTTTGCCTTCCTTCCGTAAGTCATCTAATAAGCGTACAATCGCTTCGATTTCCGGTTGCGTATCGGCTGAACTGATTATGTTGCTTAATGATTCTTTTAGTTGTGTTCCAGTAAGCAAACCCTCGGTAGCCAAGGTTTTAATAATATCAATCGTTTGCCTGGTTTTAAAATCCATTCCAGTTGTTAATTCATCCCAATCCTGCCCAATCAGTTTGGTCGCAATCGAGAAGATTACTGGGGTTTGACCGGCAAGTTCATTGACTTCCTGGGTTTGTGCTGCAATTCGCTGTAAAGACAACTCAATAAGTGAATCACTGGCTCCAGTATTAAGTAATCGCTGATACTCAAGCAGCATATTTTCGAGTTCAGTACGGGCATTTGATAGACTTGTCAAATGCAGCTCATAACTCTCGGAGATTAAACTGTTTGCCAGGCTTGCGGCAAGAGCTTCAGCTTTTAATGCCTCTGTATTGGATTCGCGTGCCGAAATCTCGCCTTTCTTTTTAATAATTAACGCTTCGGTATCCGAGATTTCTTTCCTGGTTTTTACTTCATTGGCTCCTTTGAACGATAATACTTCTTGTTGGATTATAAGATTCTCTTCCAATACGCTCAATTCTTTCTTAAGAATAATCTCCTGTTGTTCGCTTAAAGCTACTTCAGCATTCGCTTTATCAATATTGGCTTGACGCTGTTGTGCCAAGATACCAATAGAATTGGCTTGTCGAATCAGTGTATCAATCCGGGCTTTTTCAGTCTTTTCTAAGGCTTCTCCTTCGATCTTGAGTTGTTTCAGTTCTGCTGCATGAACTTTTTGTTCTTTAGTAAGTGCGACCATGCCCTGAATTTTACGCGCAATGGCCTGACCCTCACTCTCCATTGTTACAATATAAGATTCTCCTTCTTTGATAATTCCTTGGACTTGAACACGAGATAAACCGGTTAAACTTGCGAGAGCTTCTTCTGCATCAGATTGTTCTTTAATTGCAACAGTGAGTCTTAAATTTGCAAGACGAGATTCTTCTCTCTTTTGGCGTAATAGATCATCTGCGCGAGACGCCTCTTCTGCAGTTGCTGTTCCGTTTTTAACAGCAGAATTAAGATCATTAAAAACTTTAATTTGCGCCTTATAGCTGGACTCAGCTTTATCTGCTTCTTCTCTGGCTTTATCAAGGTTCTTATTAAGATCGCCATAACGATCAGTAAGTTCAGTGATGGTTAATGATCTATTAATCTCAAGCCGATTTAAATCTTCTTGTGCTTTAGCAAGTTCATCAATTTTTTCTTTTCGTTTTGCTTCAAGCGATGCGCTCCTTCCTTCAACCTCTATGCGTTGCTCAATTAATGAAATACTAATCCCAAGCGTATTTATTTCTTCCTTTTTTGCTTTTATTGCCGCCTCAGAAGCTCTAACTGATTCACCTAACGCAGAAGCATTTAATTTTCCTAAACTATCCTTATATTCATCCGTGCTTTTGGTGAGGTCTTGAGTCGCCTGATCCTGATCTTTAAACATCGCGATCATGGAAACAACGCTGAGAATCACAAAGGCGATCATTCCGCCTGGGCCAGCCAGGAAATTCCAGACTTTACTCAGCCCACTCTGCGACTTTTCGAGATTGTTTGCCGCGATGCTCGCCGTCATCGCTGCTTCGGCTTCGGCCAGTTGCGCCGTAGTTAAGCGTCCAGCCGATGCGGTCGCTTTGTCCGACGCAATCCCGGCACGACTCTGAGCGAGAGCTAAGTCAGCATTAACTGCCGCCACTTGCGCAGTAGTTCCACCTTCGGCAATCAACGCCTTTAGCCGTGCTTCAGAAGCCAGCACGCCGCTTCGTGCAAGACCTAACTGCTTTTGAGTGGCAAGAACTTCTCTTTCCCTCTGGGCCGTTACCTCAATTGCAGCTACCAGTTCACGTTGCCCCGCAGTACTTAGTGCGGTGGAGACAGCAACCAGTTCTTTTTTGGCGAGACTATCTCTTTCTTGTGCGGCTAATAATCGGTCCTTGGCTGCCGACAATCGTATGGTTGCTTCGCGTTCCTTTTCCAAGGTAGCGGCTGAGGCAACCCCAGTGGCGCTTGCCTTGATCTCCGCCGCAACGAGTTGTTGCAGGGCAAGAAGTTTCCGTTGATAACCGGCAACAACCAGATTAGCTGTTTTGAGTGATGCGGAGGCACTCGCTTCGCGTGCGGTTGCGATCTTAAATTCATCTGCTGCTGCGGCATTTCCAGCATTGATCGCGCCTGCTTCTGCAAGCTTGGCTTGTGCTAATTTATTCGAAGCATTACTGGCTTTCTCTTGTGCAATAATTAAACGTTCTTCTGCGATTGTCAATTTAGCGTTAGCGGCAGCCACATCTGACAAGACAGCGTTTTTGGCAAGCAGTGAATTAACCGCTCGCTGATTCGCAGAAACCTGAGCGTTTGCCGCTTGTAGCGTAGTTTGTGCCGACTTTTCCGCAATAACCGCCGCTTTAACCTGCTCCTGAGCGGATCGCTCTGCGGCCACGGCTCGATCCAGTTCGGATTTTGCCGCCTGCTCGGCAGCGGAACCATAAAGCTGTGTCGTTCTAATATTATCGTAGATGGCTTTTGATCCATTCACCATACTGACGGTAACTTTCTGAATGGCTACACCTAAACCGAGGCCGAGCACTCCTGCAACATACTCGGTTCTTTCGGCCAGTTCATTAATCGCACTGGTAATCCCGCTCCAAATCCCGGTATTTCCAATCCGGGACATCAGTTCAGTCCAGGTATTGCTGAGCCGATTGACGGCTTGTGTGAAGGTGGTACTGGAGGTTGCAAACAACCCAAATTCTTTATTGAGTTGTTCGGCAAAAGGCAGGAGCGCATCGGAAGAAAGGCGTCCTGCCTCCATCAAGGCCAGCATGTCTTTGGTCGAGATGCCCAAAGCGCGGGACATGATCTGCAACGCGCCGGGAATTGCCTCGGCCAACTGGCCTTTGAGTTCTTCTGAATAGACTTGGCCCTTACTCATGATCTGAGCAAGAGCATTAAAGGCGCGATGGGTGGTCGTGGTATCACCCCCCAAGACCGCCATTGCATTAGAAACAGATTCAAAAATAGTTCTGGTGGCTTCGCCTTCTAGTGCCGTTCCTTTGGCAGAGGCCGATAATTTAATAAAGTTGTCTGCTAAATCCAGTACCGATAACCCAGAAGTATTGGCAACATCCTTCAGGTATTCCAGTTCCCGTTGTGCCCCTTCCGTAGAACCTGAGATCGCCGTTAAACCACGAATCAGTGTCTCAACCCGTTTGTTAATATCAATAAAGCTTTCGCCAAGGTCAACAATCCCCTGCTGCCCTTCAATCAGAGCACGAATGCGTAGTGCCAGTTCGAGATCGCTGCCTGCTGCCATTGATTTAGACCGTGATTAGTTTGATAACGACATAATAAGGATCAGCATCTTCATGTGGCATGATGTGATACAACGGTTGCGCAGAGACTCCTTCCTCTCGAAACATGACGGTAAAGGTTTGGTCGTCTGGCAAAACCAGTGTCATTTCAAGTGCTGGGGTGTTGGCTTTACTGATCAGATCATCGAGCGTGCTTCGACTGATCCAGATGTGTCCATAACCCCCGGTTTCGTTAATCAATCGTTTTTTATGCAAAGCCTCTTGCCGTGCCGCCAAGGTAATGGGACGCCCAGCCAGCTTGGTGGATTCCTGTACAATCAAGGCCCCCGTCAGCGAATACTCGGTCTTGCGCTCAACTTCACACCAATTGTATTCATCTGAGAACACCAGATCGCCGGGCAATTCCAAGCCATCCAGTGTGATCACATCGGCCATAACGAGATACCTGGGGTCGGGTGATCAACGCCACCCGACCTCTGTGTGCTGAGGATTAGGTAGTATAGGCCGTATCGGTCAATTCCCGATAGGTGAATGGGCCGCTTTCGCCGGTACGGGTCACGAGGGAACCCGCCAGCGTGAAGGTAATAAACTTCTTGCCCGCCACGTCCAACTCACCCGAAGGCGTCAAAACCGCTTCCGGCACAATAATCTCTACCTTCTTCTGATTGGCGAGATTTTTACCATCCAGACGCACATAAGCACGAACTTCGGTCTGCGTGGCCGCCACGATCTGTTTGCCCGACCGCGCCCCAAAGTTATAGGTAGCGACCAAGCCTTCCCCATCCACCATATCCCCAGTGGTCACGCAATAGATCATGCCCGCCGTCGCATCCAGCGTGTAGTCGGAAGTGAGATCAAAGGTTTCCGGGGTCGGAGTCGCATCGTCCTTAATCACAACGTTGGCTACATTGCGATTCGCCAACTTCACCCACTTACCCAACCGCGCTACCAAGGCTTCCGAGGCCACGGTACCCTGCGAATCCGCAATATCCGACAAAGTACCGAGCAGCGCGTATTGCAGAATCTCAGCGGCGGCATCATCGGTTTCAATCGAGAGCGAGGCCACCCCAGGGAACACTACCGAATCGAGCGCCTGCCCGAAGGTATCCCGCATGTAGGAAGTTCGATCAATCGTCTCGGCACTGCCCGGCGAGATCGAGAACTTGGTCGCATTGATTGGACCCACAATACCCGTCAGACTGCCCGACGAATATAGATCAAGATACACATTACCTGCACAAATCAAACCGCTCATAAAGAAACTCCTGAAAGGACATAGCGCGTTTGGAACGCCAAAGGATAATACCCAAAACCAGCTTCAAATTCGGGACTTGGGGCCGAAGTCATCGTTAATGGCTCATACGCATCCCCGTCTGGCGTCCACCCCAACAAAGCATTGACACACGCCGCCAGCAAGGGGCCTGCTTCCTGCAATACCGAAATGCCCGCCAGTTGCGAAGAGGGATTGCGTACCTGAACAACAACAATAACCGATTCAGCAATCGCTACCTGAGAACGACGCTGCTCGGAAACATCCAGGCCCACTGGAATCACTACCACCGCCAGCATTGAATTCTTGGGCATTTGCTCGATTGAAGAAGCCCGCCATACCGGAATAGTGTAGTCAGAGTCATGGAGGGTTGGGAGCATGGCGACCAAACGCTCCTGAATCAAATCAGGCATTTCATAAATCACCGGACTCGCCATTACCACACCAATCGCGTAAAGACGGCTGATGGGGTGGCATAGGCCAGCGATGAACTGCCCACCACATCATCCGTTACATCCAAATCCGCCTTTCCGGTCGAAACATCCCGCAACCATTGCACCGCCGCCTGGTAGCGTTGGATCACTAACTCGGTCGGTTGCGCCTGATAAAAGCGATACCGCGCAATATCACAGGCAATCCCGACCAGGTTATGTGGCACCGGATTCAAAGGCAGGGTATAACGACTCCGCAAATACCCATCAATCAGATCGGTAGCAAACGCAATCCCGTCGCTCAAGACGCCATCGTCCGGTTCGCCGTCCAGATCACGATCCGCGACTTGATCGAGTTCCTGCTCCCCAAAGTTGAGGAGCAGGTCGGCATAGGTGCAGTACGCCACAGATCAATCCGTCGAGATGGTCAGTACGGCGGTGGGGCGCGTACACACCATAATGCAGTTGGTCTGAATCTCCAGATACCAACGGCGATTGTCAGAACTCGGAATCGCCTGTGGATAGTATGGAGTTCCCAAGGCCCCAGCGCCTACCTGATCCATCACGTCTGCCGGAGCAAACGCCTGAATCCACATCTGCGGAACCCCGACCGGGAATACCCGTGCTTCCCCAGTAGTCATGATGACCGTGCCGGTTCCGCGATAGCGTTCCCACTGCACGCCGCCGAAGAACACGGTTTCACGCGGATCGTTGCGCAGACTCTGCGCCATCGAGTAGTTCAGCAACGTCGCTTTAACCGCTGCGTTCTCGATCAGCTTGCCCCAGAAGGTATCGCCGCACAGGGCAATGATTCCACTGAACGGCACCCCATCCAGCGCGGTTTCAATCGGCACGGTGATCTTGTCGAAGATTTCCTTGCGGGTCTTGGTCGCATCGGTATTCAGCGCAATCTGCTGCGAACCCGGCATCGTACCGAAGGCATTGGTGGCGGTCTTAACCACCGTCATCCGCAGCGATTCATGGGTCAGATCAATGTCACGCCGCATCCGCGCCAGCAACATATCGCGCCGTTGGGTGATGATCTCGGCGGCACCCACTGCGCCGGTCGCCCGCGCGTTCAGCACTTCGTCGGCATAGACATTGCCATCGGCGCGATAGTGACTGGTGGTGAAGGTATGCACCGCGCGCCGTTCGAGGGTTTCCACCTTCGACGGAGTGCCACGGGGCACGCCTGCCAAGATCGACGCCCCATTGGCCGGATTGGATTCCAGCGCCAGTACGGTACTTG